AGATACTGCGCAGGAACTGTTTAAGGAAACTACCAAGGCATTTTTCGACGGAAATCCAGGGGTAAAGGCGGTAATTTGGTCGCAATACACTCCTTATTTTAACGATGGCGATGAATGTACATTTAGCGTAAACGATCCCGTTTTCACTAACGCAACAGGTGATCAACTTGATGATATTACATATGAAGAATATGAAGGCGAAGATGAAGGGATTTGGGTTAGCGAATCTTGGGGATTTACTTCAACTTCAGATTGGGCAAAGGAAAAAAAGAATGAAATAACGGAAAAATCAGATGATATTATTGATTTTGGTTCTTGCGTTTCATTTGCTAAAATGATTCAATCTGATGCTATGGAAGATGTTATGCTTGCTATGTTTGGTAATCATGTAAGAATTATTGTCACAAGGGATGGATTTGATATCCAAGACTACGATCACGATTAAGTCAAAAAGCTAAATAGAGAGGGAAGTTTCTCCCTCTCTTTCTATGGTGGTAACTTGAAAAACTATTTCGCTCTCACTAGTAAATCAAATATAATTTCCATCGGCCAATACAAAAATTTCTCAGAAGCTTTTGACGAAAACCAAGAAAATAATAATTTCAACTTAGTATGGATTTTTAGCGAAAATAATCTCAAACAAATCCAAGATCAAATTCAAAACGTTTTAGGTATGAAAAATGAGTGATCAATACTTTTCTAAGTTTTATAAAGGATTTCTCTGCCAACAGACAAATGAAGGCTGGATTATCCCTCTTCTCCCAGAAAGAACTCAAGGAGCAAGGATTTCTCCTGGACCTTATAGCACGTACCAGATTGCGTGTAATGTTATTAATCGCGTACTTAGTGATCCCTGTACATGAGTAATTATGTTTCTTCCCTTAGAATACCATACTATGTTATTGATGGACCTAATGGAAAATTGGTTTGCAAATCGAAACTAAAAGCAATGGAATTGTCAAAGGATATTACAGTATATTATATGTCCTATGCAATTTATGATGATGGAATGAAGTTTGTTTCTTTTAAATCACCGATTGAAGATTTTAATAAATAATCTTATTTGGTAACAAATATGTCAGACCTAATCAATAAAGCCGTTGAAGCTCTAAATGCCAAGCCAGTTGGTATGAATGCTCCAAAGTCACAAGAAGCATTACTTGATTCAATCAATGCAGCTGCTAAGGCAATGGATAAAACTCCACTTCGCCAAGGTTCAAATCAATTCAATGCAGAAATTGCACAAAATGCATATAATGAATTCCACGGAATTGCTAAGGAAGAACAGGAAGTTGTAAAAACTTCAAATGTTAGGGAAAAAATGGAACGAGTTGATATTGGTCCTGGTTTAATTGCTGGTGCAGTTGAAAAGTTGAACAAAAAGTCTGTAATCGCACCATGAGTGATTTGATATCTGAATCTGCAAGATATCTTGATAAAAAGCCTCTGAGACAAACTGGTAATCAAACCATTGTCTCAGGGGCCAAATCACCAAAAGGTTATAGAATAAGATACCAGACCATTGGTCAAGTATATCATAAAGATAAAGATGGTAAAGATAAGATTTATACTTCAATGTCTGCTGCTCAAGATGACATCAGAACATTAAGAACAAATTTTTACAATCCTTTCCCTGAACCGCTTGAATGAGTTGCATCGATAATCTCTTCAAGTTCTTGCATATATAATTTCATCTGCATATCCCTTGAGATAAATTGTTTCTGAGTATCTACGCTTAAACATCCAACATCATCATTCATAATCTTAGTGAATGAAGGTCTAGCTGGTCTACTTAATTCGACAGCTACAGGAACTCTCTTTTCAACGACAGTTGGTGTGCAAGCTGATGTTCCGATTATTGTAATTAATAACATTATATTTTTCAACATTTCTTTCTCTTTTTAGCTTCTTTAGATCCTACATTAACTAAATCCCAATTTTCTTTAGGTCCATTTTGGGAAAAATATTCATCTTTTGATATTCGTTTAAATTCACCGGATTTATCATAACAAGGAACCGTGTTTTTCTTTGATTTTATTTGTATATATGACGGGTCATTCGCGATTCTTCTGCGTTGTCCTTCTTGAGATAAGTTTTGCACATATTCCCAATTTTCCATATTACCTTCTTGTGATTGATATTGGTACTTGGAAATCACAACAACGTTTCCTTTAAAATCTACACAAACAACATTTCCAACAAACTTATTTGTACCTTCAGCTATCCTATCAAAAGTTCTTGACGTACCATCTTGTCTTTTTTGTAAGGGGTGTATTCCTAATTTAACCAAATCAGAAGCTATGGAAGTACCGTCTTTTCTTCGTAATAAGTGGTGGGTTCCTTCTCTAACTCTATCTTGTTGGATGGACGTTCCATCAATACGAGTATTAAATGGGTTGATTTTTCTATACTGTTCGCGTAATATAGAATATGTTTTACTGTTTATTTTCACATTATCTTGATGTAAATGTGACATAAACATAAATGCTTCTGTCATAGGCTTATTATTAAACGCTTTCCATAATAACCAATGTGCAATGAAATGTTCCCTATTACTTAGTGTAATACTATTCCATTTATTCTTTTTAAGATTTGAATATTTTCGAAACATTGATTTAGGAAGAATATGATGATGTTCAGTTAAATCAATACGTCCCAAATCACGTTTTTGGCAATGTAATATAAAACGCTTATATCTGTTTAAATAATGTACATTATTTGGAAACGAATCCAATAGTTGTAAAGTTGAATAAATATTCATGTTGACGTACTCCAATACGTTAAAGCTGACAGATGTTAGCGCATCGTGGCCAGCATTTATTAAATAATAGAAGTGAAAATAATCCACTTCTATTATTTATATTTTTTCAGTCTCCTAAGAATTCGCCAGGATTCTTTTTATTAGTTTCACGTTTCTTCACCCTTTTTCTAGTGTCAATTTTTTCTTCAACTTCAGCCTGAACAACTTCAACTTCTTCTTTCGTTGGTTCAATTGATTCAGTTGGTTTAATTCCATACTTGTCCTTCATGAAAATTCCCATTAAAAGGAATAATGAAGTACCAAATGTAACAATTGCCTCTTTCTTTTCTGGATCAAGAGCAATACCAAAAACAGCAATTAAACCTACAATAGATCGCCAGGTCGAAGCTTCTTTTAATCTGTCTATAATATAATCAAACATCATGCCACCCCCAAATTAATTAGAAGAAACTGATTGATTTACAGTATTAGAAACAGTATTAAGAGCAGTAGTTTCAGCATCCTTTACAATTTCTTCTTTTGTTGGTGCTGCATTATTACCAGCTTTATATCCAACGTATGCAACAGCCAATTCAACCGCAAGATTTGCAAATGATCCAGTTAAATTAAGGCCAAGAATTTCAAATTCAGCCAATACGCCTTGCTTCTTTTCTATTCCAGAAATTTGTTTTTGTTCCCAGCGTTGTACAACACCAATAACGCGATTAAATACATCTGAACCTAAAATGAGTTCAGCTAAGAACTTTACAGCTTGTGCTAATAAAACGCTATTCATCCATATTCTCCTTTATTAAATCAGTATGTTATAGTATAATATAAATAGGATCGTCCAATATCAATACTTATTCAAAAGGATTTCCATGCATTACTTTCTCATCATATACCTTTTCTCAACAACATCTGTACTGGTTACTGAATTTTCAACATATAAGGAATGTATCCAAGCTAAAAAAACCATAGCTAAAGAATTAAAGAATTCTGGTGATCTTGAAGCTATTGAATGTGAAAAAGGATATATTCTAGAAGAATATGATGGAGTTTATCTTGAAAAAGAATAAAGTATTGAAAATGGGGTTTACTGTGATGAAACTACCAAGTGGTAGATTAAACCTTTGCCACAATGAAAGATTTATTGTCAATGGATTTATGACAATATGTAAAAAAGATGGACAATGGTTCAAAACATTTGAACAATATAATGAAGATGCACTATTTAATAATATAGAAACCTTAGACTTTATGGAGTAACAATGGCAACTAAAAATGATGTGACTGGAGATTCCCTAATCTCAAAAGCTAGTAATCAGCAATATAGAGATAATTATGATGCTATCTTTAAAAAGAAAGAAGATAGTAAATCAGATGAAAAGGAAATTAAGATTCCTGAGCCTGAAGATTCTTAAATGCTTTCTTCGCAGCTGCGTGTCCAATTGAACCTGCCTTAACCAGGTTCTTCCCTGTCTTGTATGTCTTCTTAGCTCCTGCAACGCCTCCTGCACCCAATCCAATTATACCTTTGGCTAACTTACCAAAAAACATTCCTGCATTATGCGCAGCTGCTTGAGAAGATGTCCCTGATACAAATGATCCAGATTTAGGCTTCTCTTTCTTTACTTCTTTTGGCTTAACCAAAGCTTCAATCTTCTTCTTTGCAATATCAGATACGTCTGGATGATTGCTCTTTGCTGCATAATGCCACAATGCGCGTGTTGCCTTTGGATTGTTAATTGCTGCGGCCCTAACCTTTGGTGATGGATCTTTTAACCCGCGTAATAAATGCCTGGTTGATGCGTTTTCGTGTCCAGCTGCAGCTGCGCGAACGTCTTCATGCTTATCTTCTATTCCTTGATCCAACTCATGCCAAGTTGTACCAATATGATTTATTGCCTTGGCCCTCTTACTAGCGTCTGGATGCGATAATTGCGCAGCACGAATGTCCTTGACAGTTGGTGGAACCTTCTTTGCTTTCTGTTTCTTAACAGAAGTAGGTTTACCAGTTGCCTTCCCCTTCGTTGTTGCCTTCTTACTTACCTTTGCCTTAACAGTTTTTGACTTCGCTTTCTTTACTTCAGCCAATTTACTAGTCAATGCATTACGTACCCACTCAGTTTTATGTGCCTTTGCATGATGCGCCAATTCCTCTGGCTTCATCTTTTCCATTCTATTCTCTAACTGCGCCTTGTTTAATACAGCAGGAAGTGGTGCAATACCCGATGTTTTCTTTACCTTCGGAACTTTTGCTTTACTTGCGCTCTTTGTAGCCCCTGTAGTGACCTTGGACTTTGGAACCTTTGCGACCTTTGTCTTCTTTATTCCTAATCGCTTCTCTACATAAGCTCTGTGTTCCTCAAAAGGCTTGCCCTTGTCGAACCACCCTCCTTCAAGACCTTGTCTTAATCGATTATCGTCATATGAATCTAATGGATGTGGTTTAGCCATGACACGTTTCTACTTGAAATTAAGTATTTATAAGAAATGTGTTGTATTGACCGCTCCCGCGATATTGGCGGAATGAGTGGCGGAACTGGGGATCGCTAGTCGGGAAATATACGAGATAAGTAGGAAAATGCGCGGATACCTATAATAGCTAGGTAATATGTGAAAATGGCGTATATGAGTGTTAATGCCATTAAAAACAGCAGAGGAATGGCGGTAAACAGCGCAATGAGCGATTTAATGGCGGTGAGTAATGTTTCCATCCATTATTTATCGTCGGTATTGGTAGCGGGGAGTGGAATCGAACCACTGACCTCCAGCTTATGAGACTGGCAAGCTACCGCTGCTCCACCCCGCTAAAATGGTGTATAAGGTAGGAATCGAACCTACTCAGCCTGAGGCGCCAGATTTACAGTCTGGTGTGACTCTCCAACTTCACCGCTTATACATTTATATAGAAGCATACTCTTTGCCAATATCCCTCCCACTAGTAAGGATTAAAGGGACTATCCATCCAAATAGGACAGCGAATATGCTTTTATATGGTAGACCTGTGGAGATTCGAACTCCATTCATCAGAGTGAAAATCTGATATCCTAAACCAAGTAGACGACAGGTCCATATTCTTATATCTGGATCTTCTTTTTTTGTACAAGTCAGGGATTTGAACCCCGTATGTCCTAACAGACAACCTGTATACTTTTGCTGTATAGATCCAATTGTTTATACTTTACTTATATTTGAGAAAGTAATGCTTTTGCTATTCTCCAACCTTTATTTGTTGGTTCAAATCTCGCAAACGGAGATATCTTATTTTCTGAAAAATGAGGATCAATCGATCCTTGTTTTTCTAACAGATCCAAACATACATCTTTATATAAGAGGATTTTATTTCCTTCATAATTTGAACAATCAGGGTATTTGATATAGATCAACAAATTATTATTATATTCAAGATAATCCATTATCAAGTAATTAAGAGGGTTTGGGTTAGGATTTTTAATAACTGAATCATAACTACTAACACTTAATTTAAATGCTGGACAACCCATAACTATTATACCTTATAAATTGGTAGCTGGATAGTTTTTAGCTTCTTTTCAGTATGGTTGAAATGCTTATTATTTGCAGAACCTATCCAAATATTAACAGGATATATTTTTTTATTTCAGTATTATGAGACTGATATGAATTGCTGTATATATCTTTTTAATTAGTTCACTTGTTACGTTTAGAGATGTAAGTGTATCATCTTTTTCATGGTACAGAGGAGAATTCATTTACCCTGTATCATTTCTATAGTTTAATAATATAATATCATTGGTTTGAAGTCAAGGATTATTTTTGGTCCGCATAATGGTATTTGAACCTGATCATGAATTAAATGCTATACTGCGATATATGCGGATTGAGTTTCTGGTTACAAAATCCAGAGTCATCATTTCGTTATGACTGCTCTAATTCACGCTCCAGAAATTTATTCTGGAAATCTTTGTATTGCTGGTTCACCTTTTTTGTGCTCCCATTACACTATATCAATTGACCAAATTGACAGTTGGATTCGAACCAACACCTTTTCTTTCGTAGAGAAGTTAAAGTTTAATTTGCTGAAATGAACCTGGTCTTTATTTGGCTGGTAGGGTGGGATTCGAACCCACGTGAAACTGATTAACAGTCAGCCCTATTACCTATCTAGCACCTACCAATATATTAAGTATACCTACTTATATATACTAAGTCAATACTTTTTTATAAATACTTTCGCAAAATTTCGTAATCTGTTAATATCGAATACCCTAGTTTGTTTTCTTGTCTACTACAAACCCATATTTTTCAAAATCAGGATGCTTGATAACAGCATATTTACCTTCAAATTCATGCACAAATACTGGAACATCATAAAGGGCTGAATTCTGAGATTCTCCTTTATAGAATACTGAGGTTAGATTTTCAATTCTAACTTTTGTTTTGCCAAATCCTCTGCGAGATTGTTTAGCAATCTCATTACCAATCCTGTTATAATTATAGAAATCTAATTCATCCTGTTTAGATTCTCTGTAGAGATATGGGAGAGGAATACGAAAAGGAATAAATCCAAAAGTAGGATGATTTTCAATAAGCCATTTAGCATCATCCTTTGGAATATTATGTTTCGATTCAAATTCTTCATCAGATAACTTCTTTGAATCTTTTTTCAATTCTTTGATGTATTGACGTTTTTCACTATCGACTTTATCCTTTTGATACCAAGGAATGTTCAATTCAATATAATTTTTTACATGAATTCTATCACCATGAACAATTTTTGAATATGAACCGAATCCATAAAACCATTTCTTTACGTTTTTCTCATCAGTATCAAGCCATTTCTCCCATTTAGGGAATTCTGATAGAATAGATTCAACAACGTTGCCAACTTCGTCTTTCGTATATTTGTATTCTTCAGCAAGAAGATGTTTCTTCTCAATAGAGATTGAGAGGGCATTTTCTTCGTTCTTGATAACTCTCAATACAAGAACAAAATTCCCACTTTCACCAAATTTATTGTTGACTCTGGGTTGGAATCCAACGTAATCTTTCCAATTTTTCATAATATCCTCATATCAAAATAAATTTGTCGTAAACCTTCCACCACAACATTGGAAGTATTATCAGCTAATTTTTGGCCCAGCGGTTATAAGACTTCAAACTACCGCTACTCCACCCCGCTATAATTTGGCTAGTAGGGTGGATTCGAACCAATCAGCCCTATTACTATCTAGCACTACCAATATATTAAGTATACCTACATATATATGAAAAAGCAAGTTGATTTATAAATACTTTGATTTAAATAAGAGTTTTATGAAATCATTCAAAGAATTTATCACCGAAGAGCATGAAGATATCCACAAACCAAAAGAAGGTGAAGGGATAGCATTACGCGCATACAAAGAAAGTAAACGTATAACAAATGATTTAAAAAATGCGCGTAAAGAAGGAAAAATAGACGCAAAAACTTTACAGCATACCGCAAATCATCTTTCATATATTGGAGATATTGCACAACATTTCAGTAAAGAAGATAATGTGAGGGATTATATTTCTGGCGCTATACGGAGTAAGCAAGCAGAAATACTAAATAGAAAAGAAAAAGGAAATTTAAGTCCAGAAATGGCAGATCATGCTACTAGGCATCTAGATGAATTACGCGATAGGATTGACGCATACAGCCCTTATGCGTCATTAAAAGATCATTGGTACGGAGATACTAAATGAAAACATTCAAAGAATTTAGATCAGAAATCAAACAACCAACTAACGAAGCTTGTTGGAAAAACTACAAACAAATTGGTATGAAGAAAAAGGGAGGTAAAACCGTCCCTAACTGCGTGCCAGAAGACGTAGAAATAGACGAATCAGCTGCTTGGCAAAGAAAAGAAGGTAAAAATCCTGAAGGTGGACTTAATAAAAAAGGCGTCGAATCTTATAGAAGGGAGCATCCTGGATCAAAATTACAAACTGCAGTAACAACTCCTCCATCTAAACTTAAAAAAGGGAGTAAAGCTGCTAAAAGAAGAAAGTCATTTTGTTCCAGAATGAAAGGAATGAAAAAGAGATTGACATCTGCTGAGACAGCAAGAGATCCAAATTCTAGAATTAACAAAGCATTAAGAAAATGGAATTGTTAATTCCATTTTAACTTCATATTTAAATAGAAATAGTAGGTAAAGAATAATGTTGAAGTTTATAGATTTCATTACAGAAGCTAAGATAGAACATTTTGTACATATAGGATTAAATAAAGATAATCCAGAACATCGAGATATCGTTGATGCGTTTAATCAAAGCGGATCAAAATTAGCTAAAAAGAATCCTAACCAATATAAGAGTATGGATGAATTGAAAGATGCTGTGTCTGATAAGCTTTCAGAAATACAAACCAAAAAACAACACGATAAAGAAGATTCAGAAGCGATGGAAAGAGGTGATGCTGAGTTAGTGCATCATGATCCTAAAACAGGATTGAAAGTATATAAAGTTAAGAATCAAAAAGGATGCACAGCTGTAGGTAAAGGTACTAAATGGTGTGTTGCTAAAAGAGGTGGCCATACAATGCGTCAGTATGATTCATCTGGCGAACATAGTTATGTCATTCATACTCCAGAAAAAGGTAATTTAAGTCGAATTGGTATCATTGGTATGCGACCTGGAGAAAAACATACTGATGGGGAAGGAGGTAACTTCCAAGATAAAGGTAATAATACTGTTAGCGATGAAGATTGGAACCATATGAGAAAAAAATATGGATTGGATAAAATTCATCACCTAGAAGGTATTAGGGGAATACCTATAAGTGATAAAAGGAAGAAAAAAATTCACGATAAAATATCTAAAGATTTGGATAGTAGTGATGGAGGCGATAGATATAGAGCAGCAAGTCACCCGATGGCAACAAAGGAACAGTTGGATAAAGCAGTACGCGGAGATTATTCATCTAAAGCTGGTGTTGCAAATAATCAAAATGCCACCGAAGAACATTTACATAAATTATTGGATGATCCAGAGTTAGACGATTATCATATTAAAGCCGATGTATTATATCATCGAAATGCTACATCTAGTCACATAGACAAAGCCTTGGATGATAAAGATGAAATGGTACGAATGACCGCAGCCCAACACCCAAAGGCAACAGAAAAACATTTAGCTAAAGCATTAAATGATGAAACTGAGGAAGTCAGAGAAGAAGCTAATTACAACGCAGAACGTAGAGGATTAGATCCAGAAAAACTAAGAAAATCCTATAACAAAACAAATACAACCAATGATCCAAAAGTAGCAAGGAGTTGGAGAAGAAACGAAAGCGTTACTTTAGAGAAAATTAAGAGGATTTTGTATTAAGTTTCATATTTAAATAAAAGTTCTCAAGAACAAGGCAGGTAATCGTGGATAACATGGCTACCTGCCTTTCTTTATATTCCAAACTAGAAAATCTTTCAAGAATATCAATACAAGATAGTTTGATGAAAGAATTCTCATCTACTTGCATCATACCCCAATCAATAGGATATTCTTTTAATGCTTCTTTAGTTAAATCTTCTAACAGTTCAGGTGTAATATCTTTAAAATCAATCATTTAGGTTCCGTTGTTTCTTTTAATTTGATTGCGGCGCCATGACCTGCTGCAATAGTAGTCAAAGCAACAGCCAATTCGACTATTCCGACAGCCCCTCCAGTGAGTATTGTAGCTCCAGCCACAGTACAAATAGCAAGAAAACTAGCTCCCCAAGATATACGGCCCATACATGGTGTTTCATTATCTACTCCTGTAATTAGTTTTTTGATCATGTTACTTTAGTCTCAAATTCAGCAGCAGATGCTAAAATAGGAAGTTCAGAAGGTTTAGTATCATTATTTGGCCAACGATAACCAACAATATTATCAGTTTTGAACAATTTAATATTCACTGCATCTGATTGATTACCACCAAGAACATAAAGATTTCCATTTTTATCTTTACCTACAACAAAACCAACGTGGCCACCGCCTTTTCGAGTGAAAACAACAATTGAACCAAGCGCAGGGGTTTTCATAGGAACGCCCCAGTTGAGATAAGATTTAGCTAGTCCACTACGAGTAGATTTAAGACCAACATTTTCTAAGACAGCGCCAACAAAAGCTGCGCACCAAGGAACCTCATCGTTGCTGATTCCAGAGAGATGGATTCTTTTCCAGAAATCAACAACGGTGGAGTTATTTTTAGGACCAGAAATTTCTTTTAATCCAATATATTTTTCCGCTTCTTCTAACCAAATCGGTTTAGATGACATAGTAATACCTCAAATAAAGGTATTTAGGATTCAAGAAACTCCTTAGCAATAGCCGAAGCGATTCTTCCATCATAAAGATTTGTATGATGCGTCTTCAGATGGTTCATAATCTGAGCAAGACTTTCTTTTGGTGTAATATTATAAATAATATCCTTCAATTGGTCTACTGTAAGTAATTTAGGAAGATATCGTTCATATAGCTCAATCTCAGATTTAAGTTCTTCATTTAATCCTTTGATTTTAGCAATTTCTTCTACACCAATTTTAAACTTCTTTACTATAGAAATAACTTCATCATCAGTAGATTCGCCATTTCTCTTAGTTTTACCAATCATTGACGCTTCTGAATATAACGTTGTTAATAGAGTAAGCGTGTTTTGATCCTTTTGGCGTCTAGCAAAATCTAGATCACTTTTAATTTCTTCTAATAAACTCATAATGTTTATCCTAATAGTACAAGAGTAACTGTTGAATCCGAAGGTTCAACGGCTTTAGAGAATTTTTCAAGAATTTGCATAACAATTTCTTTATTACCTCTTGCAAGACCACATCCAATCAATGGAAAGCCATAACGAATATTACGACCAAAACGTTTGTGAAGTTTTTGAAGAATCAGAATAAATGCTTCATATTCAAACAGATCATGATTAGGATCGTCATGGAAACAGGTAAATTGAGTATACGCATTAACAATGGTAAATGATCTAATAGGGTCAGTTTTGGTAGTTACTTGCGCAGAAGTAAAATTACCAAGTTTATTGTAATCGCCTCTGGCAGTTCTTTGATCAGCCTCATACGCTGCAGGGTAAAGTTTAGAAATTGGTAGAGCAATTCCTGCGCCCATTACATTAAGACAGTTGCAACCGTGTACAATTACATCAAACTCGCCTTGCTCTGCTAACGTTAAAAGATTACCAGTGACGATTTTCATATTAATAACTCTTATAAAGGGCGCCAGATGTAATAAATGAATTCTTCCAACTCCATTCATCAAGAACCAACTGATTAAAAATATCTTCTTCAACGTCAATCTCGGTTTCAATACTCAGTTCAAGCATACGAATTGCTTTCGCGTATTGATTTTCATATGAAACAGGCGTAGTTGGAAATAGCTTGAACTTCATTTTTTCTAGCTCATTAGTCTTAGCTGCTTCAAGATTATATTCCGCAACTTTAACAACTGCTACCTTATAATCCTCTACAGATTCTTCATAAAGTTTAACATGAGTTTCTTTATTTTTCTTCACAATCCCTAAAAGGGTCATACGATCCATCTTAACTGACTTCATAGCATTTCTCTTTGAATTTAACATATCATTAATTTTATTAAACAGGGTGTATTTTTTAGAGTTGCAGTCTATTTTTATTGCCGTAAACACCCAAATATCCATTAGAAATCGTAACGTGGATCCATAATAGCAGACATCATAATTCCTTCAGGAGTGAAAGAACCCGTATCAGCCTTTAGAATGGACTTCATAATAGCTGGACTAAATCCAGATACCATCGCTACACCGGAAGCGTCATGCCGAACAGGAACATTGTCCGCAGCATTAATATTCCAGAATACAATAGCTGGCATAGAATATCCAGCATTTTCATATTTTCTCTTAATCATTTGATACGCACTATCATCAAAACGAATGCAATAATTAAACTGCATGTCGCTTAAAATTAATAACATACCTGGCATTTCTTCCTGAGGAACCTTACCATTAATAGCAGTATTCAATACAAGATCAAGTGCCGCATGTAAATCGGTTGTCATACCCCAAGTAGACGCAATCATCTGTTGTGCCCGTTGTACTACAGTACCAGTCAATTTTAAGATTTCTGGATTTGTAGAAAAAGTTACAAACAAATCCTTAAACTTACCAGTATTCTTTTCAGACAGATAAAGTCCCAAAGAAACAGCAACGTCAAGACAAGTAATTGCATTGTTCTTTCCTGCAGGACAGGTCATAGACCCAGAAACGTCTACCAGAGGAAGAATATTAGCATTACCAACATAATTCTCAAGCGCATTCCATTGATTAACAATCAAATCCAGTTGAGTCTTATCATAAGACGTTGAAACGCCATAATGACTAATGATACCTTTTAGTACATCATATGGATATACCGCTCCAGCATTAACCTTTACGGACGTATCTCCTGCATTCAACTTATTAACATATTCAGCATAGCCAGTTGGATCGTGTCGTCCAAACGCTTTCTTATAACGCGCAGAAGCCAAAGATGGTACATGACTATAGTTAATCGCTTCCCAAGCATTACCACACATCTTAGATTCTACAACCTCTGTGTTAGAAGCCAAAAACTTACGATATTGGCGAGGCGTCATACTCCAATAAGTCATAATCTCAGTAGCTAATGCTGCCTTTGAAGACTTTTCTCTTGGAAGCCACTTAGCAACCAATTGATTACCTGAACGAATACCTTCAAACAGGGCATCATATGCCTTATGCTTGTACTTCGTTGTAGTAAATACTAGATAATCATCCCAACGACCCAGTTGGGGAATTTTATCAAAGATTCGATCAAGAATTGAAGGAGCATTAATTTCCAAATATACTAAAATATCGCGGAAAAGCTTTCTTTCACCAGCACCGCCACGAACATCACGTGTCCACAGAGCAATACGTGTAGCAAGTTCACTATTCTCAACAAAAGCTGGAATAAAAGTAGGAATAATATCCTTTCCTCTTGAAGCACCAATCTTAAAGAAGAGATTGGTCAAGGAATCACCAGAACTTTTAAAGGTTTTCATACCATTTTCAGTTCTAGTTAAACGAGAATCAACTGCATCAGAAAAACTATTCATAATATGACCTCACAGGTTTACATTTTTTAGACAAATTTCAAGTTTGTTTATTAAAGTTGCTGAAATAAACCAAATATAACAGGATACAATTTTACGCGCTCTACCAATTGAGCTACTCCCCCATCAGAAGTATACTGTTACAATAACTAGGATTGGGTTCAGGTGTTATCGCTAGTCAGGGTGCCCAATATACTTTTGGTGGGGGAGACTGGATTTGAACCAGTAACCACGACCTTACAAGGGTTAATATAATTGCAGAAAGTATCCTAATTCAACATAATAAATCTAAGCTGGATGTATGTATATATTGACAGCTGTCTTACCATTCGACTTCACCTCAATAAAAACGAGGTGGACGGAATCGAACCATCTCCCGCTGTTTGAGCTTATATAACATATTTGCTGTAAACATCCAAATTTTAACAGGAAGATTTTTACTTACCAAAAAAGTATTTTAAATTGCTGAATTCTTCCTTTTTTCTTCAACGTAAAGCTATATTACCGAATTCTGAACCGAAAGTAAAGCTTTTTTTAAAAAATTATGTAAATATAGACCAAATAGTGTAAAAGTTGATCTAATCCGACCAAAACCCAGAAAGTCTGCGATTCTGCGCCAATACCAAGAATTTTATTTAAATTAGTTTTAGTGTAATCGATAGTGTAATGGGTAACACTATCCAACAATGCTAGTGGAATTGGATTAGCAACAAACCCCATAAGAATTACATAAGTAGCTAATCCATGCAATCCAGAATGAATTAGACCTCCTGGATGAAACAAAGTTCCTTTATTTTTCCACTGATATTCCGTTTGACATACAAAATCAACTAAAAAATGCTTAATAAAAAATAATATGAGTAATTGTTCAACCATTATCTATTTCCTGTTCTTCCGATTCTCATTGCATATTCTTCAGCTAAAGATTTACCAGAAGATTTGCCTCCTTCATAATTGAACATTTTAGCAAATCCCATCTTGTGAAGCATTGGTAATTGCTTTTCTAATCTCTGGCCAATATCAGTTCTATATTGTGGCGAATTAGCTACTTGAACTTCTTTAATTGTTTCATAAGCTTTATCAGCAGCATATTTTACTGTATCACCAATTCCAGTAGCAGTCAACAAATAATTTCCAGCAGTAACATAACCTTCAAACTTTTTGATTTTACCGTTTTCGAGTTTGATATTTTCGCCAGACATGATTTCTGAAAAATGTAAAGCATCTTTATCTTTAACTTTAGTAATATCCAACGGATATCCAGATTCAGCATCATCTTCTGGTTTTTTAGGATATGCTCCGTTTGATAAAACTACGCCAGTGCATATTTTATTTTCAATAACGGTCATAGAATCTTTGCCATGAACAAGATCATACATCCATTTAGCAGTATCACCTGTGTGTAGTGCTTGTTGGATTTGAATTAACGGATAACCAAATCTTGAAGTGAATTCAAGAGGATATGGGGTTCCAGTTTTTTCGTCAATGATGCATGCAACGTCAACATAACCGCAATATTTAACTTCTTGTAAATAAGGAATTAAAGGTTTCAATAGCATATCTGCTAACTTGGATTTTTTAGTATATCCAATAACAGTTCCTTGTTCTCCAGTATTTACACCAAGATCACCATTAAGATATTTCTTGAATTCGAAATTTTCTAGATAATACTGATTAAATCCATGAGGCCCAAAGAATCCACCTACAGCCATTTCAATACCTGGTTTGAATTCTTGTAGGATATAAGATTGTTTCTTACCCATTTCTTTCCATTTCATCAACATGAAGATCATATCTTCTGGTGACTTGGCAACATAAGATAAAGATTTATCAGTTTCATTACCACATGGCTTAGAAACCCATCTTTTAGGATTTTTTTCTATGAACTTAATTCCTTCTTCATAAGTGTTGAATGGGCCTTCATATGGCATTGTTTTGATACCATATTCATCAAAAAGGTCTTGGCCATAATTTCTATCAAGTTCAGATTTAGCAAGTTCTGTATCCATTCCAAAGATTGGATATCCACTAGTCTTGTATTTTTTAAGTTCTTTCATGAGAACAATATTGTCTGATACAACAATAAGGTCAGCCCAATCCATGTACTTTTTGTAATCAGGAACTTTCTCAACCAATCCATTACCAATAGGGTTCTGTTTTCCTTCTATTTTAACTGGTATGTGATATTTCACATCGTGTTTATATTTCTTAAAATTTAGTGCTAGATCTAAAGCTAATCCTTCAGAATCTATTAACAGAATTTTCATTGGTTTGTTCCTAAAATATAGTATTTATTTGAATATCTTTTTTAATATCTTTAAACAATTTTTTTAATTTTTTTCTATATTTAAAAATACCATCATCAGATACAAAATTGCATTTTATGTATTTTTTCGGTGATGTAGAAAGATATGCATTTATCTCATCAACAATGATCACATCGTCATCAGCATAACCAATTTTAATAAGATTCGATTTAAATTCATTATATAATTTTTTAGGAATTTTTTCAATAATAGAATCAACTTTTTCTTTATAAGTTGTATCTAATTTATATTTCGCATGAGATAATTCGTGTTCAAAATCTTCGACTTTATTTTTTAACGCAGAAATTAAATAATAAGGTTGATCATCATTTATGTGAGATAATACCTCTGTTAATAATTTTACCTCTGATTTTGTCATTTGAAATTCAAAGTTTATTACAAAAGAAGTTATTGATTCACCGGGAATATTATAAGCGTCCCAAAAAGAAAAATAATCAATTTCACCTTTATCGTTCATATAAAAGTGTAAAAAATCTTCAATAGAAAATAATTGATTTCTTATTTCTGGATAAGGAGATTCATAAAATTCAGACATTCTAAATAAAGATATAGATTGGTCTCTAAACGTATCAAACGTTAAAGATGCTATGTTTGAATCTATTATGGATAATTGATATTTCGGAGTAAACATGAATAATATATATCAAGTTGAATTTGTTGATAACACTGAATCTAATAATGTGGAAACTTTAATTAGATTTTATATTACCGACGATATTGGTAAAATTCTTAACAGCGTTAAAAACGATAAAGATTTAAAGACCTTTACAATTTCTTATTTACATAATTTAAGTAATTCTTTAGAAGTAAAGATATTGTAATCAGAATATTTATTTATGATATCATCAACAGGCTACATAGTCATTGTCTCGTTGCTCTGAATAAAAGTCAAGCTTTTTTTCTTCTTGACTTATTTTGACAAATTATGTATATTTAATTTTTATAGTAAATTAGGTGAATTATGCAAAAACAATTTAAACCAAAAGTTAATCTTCCTTCATTCGTTAAAGTAAATGCGATGACTTCAAAAATCCCAGGATACAAGAAGATCATGCGTGACGCTATCTATGAATATGATCAGAAGCGCGCAGATAATTTAAGGAAGAGTTACAGAGACACAGCAAAAGACGATTGAGAATAATACACGATTTTTTCTA